CTAACCTTTCCTTCATCGTCTTGGTGATTGCTTTTATCCCAACACCCAAGGCCGCCTGATTCCGATTTAACAAGACACCATTCTTTAGTTTTTCTGTTGTAATTATACACGTTAAGGTGCTTTCTTAAAACTAACTTGCGGTTGTCTACCAGCAATCTGTCCATTTCAAGAAAAGCACTAAATGCTTCTCCATAATTTTCCGTAAAAAATTGGCTTAAATCTTGGACATCTATGGGTTTTAGCTTTCCTTCCCTAAAAGAAAAAACTAAAGAGCCTTCATAGTCTATGCTGTAAGTTCTGGTTACTTTAATCTTTTTGCTTGGTTCCATAAAGCTCTTAACAAGTTTTTTTAATCTTTCTGAAGGTAAGCGGGGAAAATCAGGTGTGAATTGCTTGGTCATAGTAGGTCATCCTATTGGCTTGGTGTTGAAACAAAGGAACGCTACCCCATCGCGCTGCTCCACCCATTCCGCCGCGTTTACACGTTGCCGTTTTAGCTTGGCGCGCAACGCTTTTATGGCGGGGTTAGGGTAAGGCGGCACGGGTTCGACCCTCTGGTACACGTTAAAGCCTCGCAACACCTCATGGCCTTTGGCATTTTTGACGTAACGACGATCCCGATACCAATCGGCATTTTCTGCTGGCAGTGCATTCCAAACGGCGCGGGATACACGTTTCACGATTTTGTCGCCTGTTATAAGTAGTGGCAATGATGCCTTAAAGCAGGCAGGTGGTTTTTTCATAGCATCCCCCTATTGGTTGGCTGGTGTTGTTAAACGATTGACGTTGGCCATCGCGGCTAGCGTATCAGCGGCTTGGCCACAATCAAAGCCGTTGGCGATGTGCTGCCGCAACATGGCCTGCAATTCTGCCAGGTTGACGACGATCCTAGCCTTATCTGCTGGCCAGCTCTGCTTATGGGCGAAATGATTGGTCATGGTTTAATCCTTTGTGTTGGTGTTAGGCGGCTTTAGGCAAGTTAAGTTTTTTTAATACATGATTAGTAACATTTGATAATGAACCCCACGTCATTCCACGCCTTACATTTGGAAAGTCACGCCGTATTAACTTGCTTACAATCTTTTTTTGATCCTCATAAGATAGATTGCATAAAGCGCCTTTAAGCGGCTTTTCGCCGTAAGTGTTTATAAAGCAAGTGCTTAGTGAAAAATTGTTGGTCATGGTGTGTTCTCCGATTGTTGTTATCAGCCTTGGTGCTGATATATTCAGAATATATGATTCCTGTAGTTTGTCAACACAAAAATGTAGATTCTTGAAAAAAAAATTAATTAGGGTAAAATAGGACGTTGCAACATGATTGAGGGGTTACAATGGGGACTTGCTACACTGTTTATATGCTTGATAATTTTGGCTTTGAGTACGTTGGGCGTTCGCCTGAATATGTGCTCAACAAATTAAAAGAACGTTTCCCTTATGCAAAACCTGTGCATCACGGCAACATGATCACGTTTGACGCGGACAAAAAGTACCCCGAATCTGCTGATTTTATAGAGTTTGTATATTCCCTATGTGATGCCGCCTATTATCAAACGGATAATAATTGCGACATGAACCCTATACCAAGAGAGGCGAGACCATGACTGAGAAAAGACCCGTTGGAAGGCCTACAAAGTATAAAGAGGAGTTTTGCGAGAAAGTCGTCGAACTTGGCAAGCAAGGTTACAGCAAGGCAATGATTGCTGCGACGTTAGATATTGCACGCGAAACTTTGGACGAATGGATTGATTCTATTCCTGAATTTTCTGACGCAATGAAAATAGCTATCACTCAAAGTCAATTTTGGTGGGAAAAAACAGCGCAAGAGAACTTAAAGAATAATCAATTTAATTCGCCGCTTTGGTCAAAGTCTATGCCCGCGCGCTTTCCTAAGGATTATTCAGACAGAAGCAAGGTTGAACTTACAGGCGCGAATGGTGGCGCCGTTGAAGTCATAACTAAGATTGAAAATGTAATTGTTGATGGGAAGAACGCTTCAGATTCAAACACCTAGGTGGGCTTTGCCATTGCTTGGCGATGCACGCTATAAAGGCGCATTCGGCGGGCGGGGCTCTGGGAAATCACATTTATTTGCAGAAATGCTTATCAAAAAACATATAATGAATCCATCCCACAGAAGCGTTTGCGTTAGGGAAGTGCAGAAGTCATTGTCGCAATCGGTTAAGCGTTTGCTGGAAATAAAGATAGAGCAGCTTGGCGTTGCGTCTTACTTTGAGGTGCAAGAGGCCGTCATCAAGTCCAGGAAGGGCGATGGGCTTATTATCTTTCAGGGTATGCAGAATCACACCGCGGACTCTATCAAGTCGCTAGAAGGCTACGATTTGGCCTGGGTGGAAGAGGCGCAATCGTTAAGCCAGAGAAGCCTTGACCTGCTGAGGCCAACCATTCGTAAGCCTGGCAGCGAATTGTGGTTTACATGGAACCCCAACCACCGCGATGATCCCGTCGATGCGTTGTTGCGTGGGGAACAAGCGCCGCCTAACGCCGTAGTTATTGAGGTCAACTATAAGGATAACCCGTGGTTCCCCGCCGTGCTAAAGGCCGAGATGGAATACGACAGGGGGCGGGATGCTGATAAATACAATCACGTCTGGCTTGGTGGATATAGTCAAAACTCAGAAGCGCGGGTGTTTAAGAATTGGACTATAGAAGAGTTCGATGCGCCTGCCGACGCTGTACATAGATTCGGGGCGGACTGGGGCTTTGCAATAGACCCCACGGTGCTGGTGCGATGTCACATCGTTGGCCGCAAGCTGTACATCGACCATGAAGCGTATCAAGTTGGTTGCGAAATTATGGACACGCCTAGTCTGTTTTTGTCTGTACCAGAGTCTGAAAAATGGCCGATTATTGCTGATAGTGCCAGGCCAGAAACGATTAGTCACATGCGTAAGAATGGCTTCCCCAAAATCATGCCAGCAGTCAAAGGAAAAGACTCGCTAAAGGAAGGGATAGAGTTCTTAAAGACTTACGATATTGTGGTTCACCCACGATGCACACACACCATTGACGAACTAACCATGTATTGTTATAAGACAGACCAATTGACGGGGGCTGTATTGCCAGTACTAGAAGACGAACATAACCACGTTATTGACGCTATCCGATATGCGTGCGAAGCTACAAGGCGGATAGCAAAGCAAGCAAATGTAGAATTTGTTGCGCCTGGCCATTATTCAACCAATTTGCATAGAAGGTTTTAGGGGTGGCGTTAGATAAAATTGTTAAATCTATGCTTGATGACTTTAAGCTGTCATCCAATGCTGAATCCGACAATAGAACCCGCGCCCTATTTGTTTTAGACTTTATTCGACCTGGTGCAGACCAATTTAGCCCAGACCAAATATCAGCGAGGGGGAATCGCCCTTGTCACAGCTTTAACCAGCTGCCTAAGTTTGGGCGACAGGTCATTAACGACCAATGGCAGAATTTGCCACAGATAAAATACATTCCGACGACCGATGCGGATGTTGAAAAGGCCGAACTGTTGGAGGATATGATTCGTGAGGTGCAGTCACAGGGTTGCGCTCAAACTGCATACAAGCTCGCCATTGCCAGCCAGGTGAACATTGGATGGGCTTACTTCGCTTTTTGCACCGATTATGACAACGACGAAAGCAACGACCAGAATATCTACATCCGCCAGATACCCAACACGTTTCAGGTTTATGATGATCCCGCCTGTCGTGAGCAAGACCGTAGCGATAGGCGTTTCTTAATTGAGATTGAGGACATTCCCCGTTCAGAGTTTAACGAAAGATACGAACGCAGCTACACTGAAAGTGAATTAAAGTCTATTGGCGATGATTACCCATCGTGGGCTGAAATGGGTAAAGACCTTGTGCGGGTTGGGCATTATTGGCGTAAAGAATACGACAAGCAAACAGTGTGGTTTAATAAAGAAACTGGCAAAAAAGTAACAGAAAAACCAAAAGACATTGAAAACTACAACGAGAGGGTTATAAAGAAGCCCCGCGTGATGTACTACAAATGCACTGCAAGAGAAAAAATAGAAGAGCGCAAATGGTATGGTAAGCACATCCCGTTTTGTTTTGTTGAAGGCAACAAGACTATTGTAAACGGCAAAACATACTACACTGGCATTTATGAGGATATGATTTCCACGCAAATCCTTTATAATTACGCCACCAATACTGCTATTGAGCTTGCGGAATCTGCCCCGATTGCCCCGCTTATTGGCGATATTCGCGCCTTTAATGGGCTTGAAAAGTATTATGACACGGTAAACCAAAAGAACTACTCATATTTGCCGTACAACGCCATTGATGAAAGTGGCAATCCAGTTGATGCGCCACAACGAATGCAAAATGGTGCGGATTTGTCGTCTGCTGTGGCTTTGATTCAGATGGCCGAGCAGAATTTTTATGGTACTAGCGGCATTTATCCCGCCTCACTTGGTCAGCAAAGCAACGAAAAGTCGGGCAAGGCCATTATGGCACGCCAACGTGAGGGCGACGTTTCTACATCGAATTACTCCGATATGTTTCGCCGAGCGCTAATTTATGGTGGAACCATTTATGAGGACTTAAGAAAATATATTTTGGATGGTAGCCGTGAAGTTAAAGCGCAGAGTGAAGACAATAAAACGCGGGTAGTAAAAATCAATCAACGGTACACAGACCCAAAAACTGGCAAAACTGTTGAGTATGATATGACCAAAGGTGACATGGGCGTTTCAATTACAACTGGCGCAAGCTACACAACCAAGCGTGAGGAATCGCGGGAATCACAGATTCAGTTGTTCCAAGCTGCACCACAGGCGATGCTGCCAGCCTTGCCAATGATTGTACGCAGTATGGATTGGCCAAATGCCGACAAGACTGCTGATGCGATTGAGAGGGGATTACCGCCTGAATTGCGCGACCCCGAACGTCAGGCTGAACAAATGCAGAATGTACCGCCAGCTGTGCAGGCACAGTTGCAGCAGGCGCAACAGATTATCCAGCAATTAGGCCAGGCATTAGAAGAGGCGCAACAAGCGGCTAACGATAAGCAGGCCGAGGCGCAAGTAAAAATTGGTGAGTTACAAATTAAAGCTCAATCCGCTCAAACACAAGCAGAAAAGAACCAGGCCGATATGGAGCTTAAAGCAGCTGAATTGCAGTTAGAGCGGGAGAAGTTCACAGTTAGTTCTGCCCTTGAGGCGCAACGCCTTGAGCTGGATAAGATTAAGCTACTTACCGAGCAGCAACGCCAACCAGAGGCAAAACAAATGGCTGGCATTGACGAGGATGCGCTTATGGCGGGATTGGGAGAAAACGCCTTGCGAGGTTACGAGATGGATAGACAGGCCAAAATGGAGCGAGAGCGTATAGAAGCGGAAATGGAAGCCGAAAAAGAGTTTGAAGAAAAACAAAACGCCGAAATGCAAAAGCAAAACATGAATGCAATGATTGAGATGCTTTTACAAATGCGTAGCAATTTTGAGCAATTATCAGCGGATATTCGTGCGCCAAAAGTGATTGACGTAGTAAGAAACCCTGATACAATGCTGATTGAGCAAGTCACAACTAAAGCGGTGCAATAAAAGTTAATTATGGCTGGATTCTCAACTTATTTGCAGGAAAAAGTACTTGACCACATTCGTGGAAAAACTGCTTACACCATGCCAACCGCGTACGTTGCATTGTTTACTGTGAATCCAACCGACGGCGGCGGTGGCACTGAAGCAAATTACACTGGATATTCTCGCGTTACTACGGCTGGGGCTGATTGGACTGCGGCAAGCGGCACTAATGGAACCAACGCAAGCGCGATTACATTCGGTTTATGCACGGCTGGAACCAATACTATTATTGGGTTTGGCCTTTATGATGCGTCTAGCGGAGGGAATTTGTTGTTGTGGGGGACTTGTTCGATTTCGGTTTCTGCTGGCATCACTCCGTCGTTTGCGGCGGCAGCTCTTGACACCAATTTGGATTAGGGGGGATTAGAGAATGGTAGACAACGTAACATTACCAGGCACTGGGGAAATTGTCGCCACAGACGATGTTGGCGGGGCTCAATACCAGTTAATAAAACTGGTTGATGCTACGGTTAACAGCACGACGCCAATAGGAACTACATCCAATCCTTTGCCAGCAGCTCTTTATGGAGAGGCAATGGAAGCTTTAGAGGCTATGCGCTTTGCTATTCAGGCGCTTACGCGCACTGTTGGGCTTGTGCAGCCAGATACGGCGGCCAGGATGCGGGTAGCGGTTGATGCAATAACCGCAAACCTTACGCTTACTACTGTCAGCACTGTCAGCACGCTTACCAATCAATCTCAAATTGGCGGTTATTCTGCTGTTGAACAAATTCCATCGCTTATGCGGATGAGCGCAGATTCCCTTCGTAGAAACATTACAGTGAGTTAATTATGACAACAACAAATGGAAATCGCAAAATGCTTGACATGAAGCGCTGGGAGTTTTGCACACCAGCGCCACTAACCCCAATAGCAGGGGGATTTGTATCTTCAAGCAGGCATTATCGTCAGCAGCAACTCTTTGTGTACAACAATACAATTGCATATATGTATTTGCCGTCAGAGGATGGTTGGGTGGCATTGCCGCCACCAACCCTTTCAGGAACTTTTGGGGCTGGCGCTTCTGGTGTTGCGTCTGGTTTTAGCGTTGGCACGGCAACTGCCGCATCGCAACTTACAGCGACGGGGGGGACGACATCGACCATTGTCACCAACCAAACGCTTGCACGCGACTTGCGCGGATATAGCATTCACATCACGGGTGGCGCAAATGCTGGCGTGACGCTTGTGATTCGCTCTAATACTATTGGAGCAAACGCAACCATTACTGTTGACGCTCAAGCTTCCGCGTTTTCCGCCTCTACCACTTACCGTATTATGGCGCCTTGCTGGTACGTTGTTGGCGCTGGTGCGATTGCTTCTGGCTCTTTCAAAAAATACGATTTTGCTACGAACACATGGACGACGCTATCTAACACTGGCCTTCCTGCATCAATTGGAACGGACGGAAAGTTAATTTCCACGTCCTCTTGGATGGACAGTGGGTTTTTATCATTTGCAACTGGCACTGCAACGGCTGGGGGGGCTTCGACTCTTACGCAATCAACTAAAAACTGGACAGTTAATCAGTGGACAAACTATCAGATTCGCATTACTGGAGGCACGGGCGCTGGGCAGATTCGCACCATTGCAAGCAACACCGCAACCGTCATTACAGTAGGCGCTGCATGGACAACAGCCCCAGATGCTACTTCAACCTATAGCATTGAAGGTAACGACGATTTTATTTACTACATGGGTAACAATGCGGTGGCGCTTTACCGCTATAGCATTAGCGCAAACACATGGACAACATTATCGCCGATTGCGGCTAGGGCTGCTGCACCAAATGTAGGAATGTCGGCGCACTGGGTTTGGGATGTGAAAGAAAGCGATTGGACAGCCGAAAATACTATTCGCAATGGTCAGCGCATTTATTCATTTCGAGGAAGCAATGGTGCAGTACTTGATTATTACGATATATCTGCAAACACATGGGTGAGCGGCATAACTTACTCTCCCGCTACCGAAACACTGGGAACAGGCACAAAATACGCTTATTTAGAAAATTTTCTATACATTCAAAAAGACAACAGTGGTAGGTGGTTTCGTTATAATTTTGCAACGAACGAAATGGACGGCTGGAACACTATTCTTTTTCCTAGCGGAAACGGGGTGATAGGGGACACGGCATTCGATGCAACCTATTTTGATGGAGCAACGGAAATTCACTACGTTTACATTATTCTCAACTCTAGCTCAGTAATGCTTCGACAACAGGTGGTTTAACATGACAATTCTTGACATTATTAGTATGTGCAAAAAAAGGTTAGATTACCTTTCGCATCTTCGCGCATCCGCCGTTCATTTGGGGGACATTAATCAGGTGGAAAAAACTGATAGTGATATTGCGGCGACTCAAGAAACATTAAATCAGCTATTGACGTTGTAAACCATGTCTTTGCTGCTCCTATTTAATCAGGGGGCTGGTGGCGGTTCTTTAGTTGGAACGTCATCTGCAACCAGTGGAGCGGTAGGTGTACTTTCTGGCACTGGAAAATTAGTTGGCTCGTCTTTAGCGACCAGTGGGGCAGTTGGGTTGCTCTCTGGTAGCGGACAATTGGTCGGCACGTCTTCGGCAATAAGCAGTGCAACTGGTATTATAAGCAACCTTAGTCCTGGCGCGTTATCAGGCGTGTCATC